CGTGATAATTCAGTGGTTTCCATTAAATTTATTTGTTCTTCATTTAAATCATAGTGTGCATAAACTTCTTTATCTGTCCATATTTTATTTAACGGAGGCAACGGTATCCATTCTAATGATGACCTATTGACCATTTGTGTATTTTTTCTTAACGATAACATAACGTTTGGCAGTTTACAATTTAAATAACTGATCAAAGATTTAGCTTCTTCAAGTGTAAATACTTTAAACATTATGTATGAAGTTGAACATACTTGTGTCTCGTCAGCTATAAGAAATCTTCCAAAACATTCATAATATCCGTTAGCATAATTTGTCAATACTTTTAAAAAAGCATATGTTTTCGTCATATGTTTGCTATCGATATATTTAATATCTCCACTTCTTTTCGATACGTGACATTCAATTTGTTCTTGATGCTGTCGAACGTTGCATAAACGTGAATCATTTGTTGTTATTCCAAATGTGTTTATCATCAATATGTCAACCAATTTTGTTGAATATGCAGATAAATGATTTACAATGTCAATAAATTTTGGTTTTGTTAATATTATATCGAACGTGTTTAATTTTGTCGCAATTCCATTTAAATTACATGTTCCACTATATTGATCATCTTTTAAAAAATAATTTACGCCTCCTTCAATGCGAACACATTTTCCAAAAAAATCGCATGACTTATCAAAATGTTTTATTTTTACTATGTCAGTTCTTGCAGCCATTCTTTTTTTAAACGGCTCTAATTGTACACCACATGCAAACCATCTACTTGGTACCACAAACATTAACATACGCGATTTATTTATAAAATGTTCAATATGTTTATCATATAAAGAACCCGTACGCATACATTTATGTTCCATATGCGTATTATATGGCGGGTTTCCAATTATGATGTCAAATTTTTCGACGCCGAATGCAGTCATTAAATTAGTTTCTAAAGAATCACCTTTATGAACGTTTAATTTTAGACCATCTTTGCAAAAAATTTGATTTAAAATTAAATAATTTTCATCATCAAGTTCAATCATGTATAACATATTTTCAATTATATGTTTTGTTCTGTCGTGATCTATTGGAAATTCGCTTTTTAAGCCGTCCATCAACATATAATATATTATGACCATAAAATTACCTGTTCCAGCACTTGGTTCCAACCATTTGTACTTTGAATTTGTCCATACATTTTTTGGAAGTTGATTTACCATTTCGCGAATTCCTTTTAACGGCGTGAAAACTTCGGCATTTTTACGTTTTTTTTCATTGTTTACTTTTTGGTTCGTAATCATATCATATAATTTTTGTTCCCCATTAAAATTATGTACAGATAATTGTTCCCATGACAATTTAATTTCTTGTGTGTCTTCTAGTTTTCTTTTTATTCCACAATGTTTTGGCGCATTATTTGTAATATTAATGTGCATCGTCGTTTGAGTTGTATTAAATGCAAGTTAATATAATAATGCATATATATGTATATAAATTAGTTAATATTTCAATTTTTATACTAAACGTTATACAAAATTATGCGCATATATTATTGCATTTAATGACTTTTATCTATTGGCGTCACGTAAAAACCATAAATGGTGCACAAATTAAGCATTAAATAATCATCATATTATAAATAATAAAATCGTTAACATCATTTAAAAATAATAAAATCATGCAAAAATTAAATAATTGATAGTTCGTAATTGGGAAAATAATTTATATTAATAGTATTCAATTAAAAATATTCCACTCTTTCTTTAGTAAAAGTTATAAAATATATGTCAAATATAGTAAAAGTGATAAGGCGATAAATACAAATTAATAAAAGTCATAAGGATGTTAAAATGTATAAAAAAATTAAAATATGTAATTTAAAAATAAGAAGTCATGTGGTACACATAATAATATTATTTTTCACGCTATAATATGTAAAAAAATAGCATTTTATGCATATAAAATATATAAAACATAAATAATACAACATAATAATGAATTATGTTTGCGATACTTCCGGTAAATCATTTAAATTAAAATCAGATTTAAAACGGCACGTAGACCGAAAAAAAAATGTGAACTTGATGTAAATTTATTCAAAGAAATAAATAACGTTGATATTTTTTATAAAATGATAACGCAAAAAATGCTACAATGGTAAAAATGGAAAACGAAATAGATAAATTACGAAATGAAATAAAACTAAAAGATGAAATAATTAAATTGAGCAATAACCCAACAAAAAGAAAAAATAATAAAACGACCAATAATAATTTAAACACAACAAATAATTTAAACGCGATAAACACAATGAACAATATAAACAACACAATAAATATAACAACCGTGTCACATGGTAGAGAAAATACATATCACATAATGATGTATTTAAAAAAAGTAAAAAAAGTGTGCCAATGTTTGTAAAAATGGTGGATTTTGATGAAAATAATAAACAAAATAATAATGTGTATATATCTAATCTTCATGATGGGTTTGCTCATAAATATGAAGATAATAAATGGATGATTGACGATGAGCAAGAAATAATTAAATCATCATATGAAAGTAATGCAATGTTTCTCAGAGATAAATATGATGATATGAAAAGTAAAGAGGAGCTTAACAAAGCATCATTACGATTCGATAATTTTATAGATGTAATGGGTGACGAAGATGATGTGAATCCTGAAAAAACGGATATGGAAAATGACATCAAAAAGAATATAAAAAAGGTGTTATATAATGGCAGACATATAATTAAAACAAAAAAGTAATTCAATCAAATAAAACTATTAATGCAAATAAGTTTTTATTAATAATATTAAAAAATAGTTGTGCTGTGTATTATGTAATTTATTATATTGAATATCGTGCGCATCATAAAAATTGAATTATTTAAATTAAAAGTTAAAGTATTCATAAATAACAGTATATAATAGCACAACATAATGAGTTCATCTGATAAAATACGCATTGCTGTCGTGAATCAGCAAAAATGCAAACCAACAAAATGTCATCAAGAATGTAAAAAAATATGTCCGGTTGAAAATATGGGAATCGAATGCGTTAATGTCACAAAAACATCTAAAAGTGTTCAAATAGTTGAAGAAAATTGTAACGGTTGTGGTATGTGTACTAAAAAATGTCCACATGATGCATTAACTATAATTCAATTACCAAAATCTATCGCAAATGAAAAAATGCACAGATATTCAAATAATGGTTTTATTTTACATAAGCTACCTACACCAAAAATTGGTCAAGTCATTGGTTTAATTGGTGCGAACGGTATTGGGAAATCAACGGTTCTTCAAATATTATGTGGTTCTATAGTTCCAAATAATGGAATTATCGGCGATGAAATAATTTTAAATGATAACGTTGATATTGAAGACATATCAAAAAAACAAATAAATGATCAAATAATAAATTGGAACCAATTTAATTCTATGGGTAAAAATAAAAATAAAGAAAAAAATAAATTTATTAAAAAAATCACAAATAAAACAGAAATTCAAGATTATTTTAAAAAAATTTCTGACAATAATATTAAGGCAATCATAAAATGTCAGCATATTGATGATATGATAAATGATGTTAATGTAGCAAATGTGTCGGTTTGGAAATATATTATGGATAATAATATTTGTGTCAATGTTTTAAATGAACTTGAAATAATGTATTTATCTGATAAATCAAATAGTCGCACGATTAAAGATTTATCTGGAGGTGAATTGCAACGTATATGTATTGCAAATACTGTTTCACAAACTGAAAACTATGATGTGATTATATTTGATGAACCAACGAGTTATCTTGATATACGTCAACGAATGTTGGTCGCAAAAATTATTAAAAAAGTTGCGCAAAATAATAAATATGTGTTTGTAGTAGATCATGATATTAGTATAATTGATTACATGACTGACTATATACATATATTATTTGGTAAGTCGTCAACATTTGGCATAGTTTCGGACATTCACAAAACAAGAGAAGGATTAAATGTTTATCTTGACGGTTTTATTCCAAGTGAAAATATGCGATTTCGCGACGAGGCTATTAATTTTAAGTTGCGCAATCCATTTGATAGAATTATTGAAAATCGCGGTGTGCATAATTATCAAGCCATGACAAAAACGTATGGAAATTTAAAAATAAATATCAAATCAGATTCTTACGCGGATTCTGAAATAACCATTTTGTGTGGCAGCAACGGTTCAGGAAAAACAACATTCCTAAAATTATTAGCAGGAATAGAAAAACCAGATGGTGCAGAAAATGAAAATATAGTAAATGATGTCAATATTTCGTTTAAACGACAAAGATTAAAAATAAATCGCATAGAAAAAACAAGTGATGGCATAACTATATCTGCAAAACATAATGAATTAAAAATAAATCCGTCCAACAAAAATAACGTAATGACCGTCGAAGAATATTTAACGCATAAAATATCTCAAGTATTGTATCATAATGTTGAATTTATTCAAGAAGTGTTAAGTCCATTAAAAATAAATGATATCAAAAACAATAACGTTAATAAATTAAGCGGTGGCGAATTACAACGTGTATGTTTGGCTGAATGTTTAGGAAATACATCTGCGCAAATATATTTAATTGATGAGCCATCTGCGTTTCTCGATGTTGAACAACGCATATTAATAAGTAAAATGTTAAGAAAATATATGTACATGCATAAAAAAACAGCGTTCATTGTTGAACACGATATTATGATGTGCAGTTATTTGGCTGATAAAATGATCGTGTTTCAACAAAACTCATCATATGATGAACTAGTAAAAAATACATCATATGTTACGACGGTTACAAATAGTTTATCAGCCGAAAAAGGTATGGATTTATTTTTGCGACAAATGGATGTGTCATTGAGATACGATGTCGATTCTGGGCGTCCGCGCATCAATAAAACTGGTTCAAATAAAGATAAAAATGCCAAAAAATTATTTAATTCATAAAAATGTGATAATTAATTTATGTGTACACGTGATTATTATATGTCGTTAATATTTTATGCAATGGGAACAATAGTTTGCATATTGCAGTTAAAATGATCATTTGAATCAGTTTTAACCGCACCATTATTGTTATCCACCTTCATATATACGTTAATTGAACTGGCATTTGATTCTTCAGTACTAAAGTGATAAGAAAATGAAGAACTGAATGAAACATGTGTATCCGTAGGATTTATAAAATAATCATACTCACCTATAATTTTATCGGGTGAACCCTCCATTTGTAAATATAGTTGTCCCTTGGCATTTTTATTTATATTTGAATTACCAAGAAGGCAACTCCATGTGCAGTTAAATGATGCGTGTGAATTACTAGCAATGATAGAGCTAAGATTACTCGAGTGTACTTCATAATTAGATTTTTTGACGTTCGAATTAGCATCGTCTGATGCACGTTTGTTGTAAATAATAGTTTGCGAGGCAAATGCATTTGTTGCTGTTTTAATATCGTCTATTTGTGCCTGTTGATAACGCGAATCTCCTTCTAATCCTCCAATGCGAATATATAATAAGTTTTCGTATAATTTCCACGACGTGCCGTCAGAAAAAATGGTCAAAGTTTCTTTTTCGTATTTAATCACGCCAACTTCACGTCTCACATTTTCTTCATCATAATATACCACACTAATTGTATTTTCTTCGTAGTTGTTCGCTGTATGTGAACCACAACCACCAGATGAATCTAAAATATATATTAAGTGTCCTTTGTTGTCTTGAGATGGTTTTTCAATTGTAATCATAATCCCACAACGTTTAGTTTCGTTAGTGTCATTGAGCATATTACTAGTATCGCAATCGATTAACTGAACTCTTTCCTCAGCATTATTTAAATATTCTGCCGCTTCATTTGTTACGATACTGTAAATGCTATCTTCTCCGAATATTATTTGTTGAGTTTTTAATTTATGACGATTTTCGTGCATATAATTCATTTCATCAATTATTTTTGGTATTATTTTTGTTTTTATTGACATTTATTATATTTATATCTCATAATTAATATTATTATGGGGATTAAAATTAATCGCTGATGATCGTTGAGGACGCGTATTTTTATGCAAATTATTATTTATATTTTGAATTATACAGAATACCACTTATTGACGCCATCAGATATAAAACGGATACTTTGATAATTGTGTATAAAGAGCAAGGATGTACCAGAATAATCTACATCGTGTGCTATGAGCATGTCTCCATTTTCTGGTGATACCTGAATTGTGTTACTACTATTGGAAGTGCGGTTGTTTTCTACGAAACCATCTTTTTCAACAAGAGTGATCATCGTTTGCGGATTACTTGCAGCGCTTGGAAAATATACAAACATGGGTAAACCTGACCTTAAATTTATTAGATAAATATTTTCTATATGTGCTGGACGATTACCTATTTTGTATAAATTGCCCGAGGTTGTTTTTGTTGTTATGCTAAATGTTGACGAATTTTCTAAAGTATTTACACGTCCGTCTAAAGTAGTAACATCATTTTTTAAAGTATTCACTTCTTCAGCTATATCCGGTACAGTTGTATTTTTTAAAGTATTCACGTATCCAGCTATATACGGTACAGTTGTATTTTTTAAAGTACCTACATCACTTTCTAAATCAGTGACACGTCCTTCTATAGCCGGTACAGTTGTGTCTTTTAAAGTACTTACATCACTTTCTAAAGTATTCGCACGTCCGTCTAAAGTAGTAACATCATTTTTTAAAGTATTCACTTCTTCAGCTATATCCGGTACAGTTGTATTTTTTAAAGTATTCACGTCTCCAGCTATATACGGTACAGTTGTATTTTTTAAAGTACCTACATCACTTTCTAAAGTATCCGCACGTCCTTCTAAAGTAACCGCACGTAATTTTAAACTTCCAGCGGATGTATCTGATACACCTAAATCTCCTTCTAAATCAGTGACACGTCCTTCTATAGCCAGTACAGTTGTGTCTTTTAAAGTACTTACATCACTTTCTAAAGTATTCGCACGTCCTTCTAAAGTAGCCGCACGTAATTTTAAACTTCCAGTGGATGTATCTGATGCACCCACTTCACTTTCTAAAGTATTCGCACGTCCTTCTAAAGTAGCCGCACGTAATTTTAAACTTCCAGTGGATGTATCTGATGTGCCTACATCGATTTCTAAAGTATTCGCACGTCCTTCTAAAGTAGCCGCACGTAATTTTAAACTTCCAGCGGATGTATCTAAAGTATCCACTTTGTCTTCTAAATTTTGTGTGCGAACATACCATAATTCTTCATATCTCACCCATTTTGTTCCGTTGGAAAAAATAGTTGATGTACCATTTGCATATTTTATGATACTCACAGGGTGTTCGTCATTAAATGCATCATTATATAAAATTTCAATGGTATTATTATTGTTTCCATTTTCTGTGTGCGGACCGCATCCACCATATGAATCAACAACGTATATCATTTGTCCTTTATTATTTTGTGTGGGCGCTTCGATAAAAATTTTATTACTGCATGTTTTAGTTTTGTTGTCATCATTTGTCATGTTACTTGTATCACATTCAATAATTTGCATGTCAACATTTGCTATATTTTTATAATCAAAATTATTAGTATCATCTATGATAACAACTCCGTCTTCTCCAAATATTATTTTCTGATTATTTCTTATATATCGGTGTTCAAAATTATTGTTTATATTTTGCACTATTTTTGGAATAATTTTTGGAGCCATTTTGTATTATATATATACACATATATATATATATTGTGGATGTAATCCAAATTATTGCATAAAATAAATTAGGTCATTGTACGAAACGAAATTCAAATTATAAAATATAATAATTTTAATTTATACAGACAGTCACATAATATTGTTAACGATATTATGTTATCATACTGTAGTGAAATGTAACCCATTCAGATCCCGTGGAGAATAATATTTCGAATCCGTATGCAGTATCAATGGTATGATCATGATGATAATTTGTTCCGGTGATATGATGCACAATATGAATTTCATTTGGACTGTTTGTTGTGCCATCATCATTGCCACATCCACCGTCTAGATCTTTTATATATAACATATGTCCTATATTTTCCGTTGACGGCTTTGGTATCACAACTCTTAATATCTCAGTTTGAGAATCATCTTTTGGCATATTTGATGTATTACAGCCAACGATTTCAGTATCCAAATCAATATGTTGCGTATCTTCAAAGTCACTAGATACATATGTTTCTGATTCAGTTTCTTTAAATTTAATTTTTTTGATATTTCTTTTTATGGCGTGCTTCATGGTATGCATTCGTAAGTTATAATAGTTTAGATACTATTGTTGGTGTTTTTGTAAGTCCGGACATTTATATGTATATGTTGTATATATAAATTTTTTAATGTGGAGAGATGTTTATCACATATGCATGTGTTGTTGTCCAGATATTTAATGAGTGTTCATTAAATATTAATTTATATTTTCTAATCAAATGTTATTTATTTGGAGTTTTGTTCACCAAAATAATATTATTAATCTAATACTGCAACCGAATGCGACATAGTGCAATAAAATTTATCATCGTTATGTGTCACAACTTTATTATCATCTCCTACAGTCATGCGAATTCTGAGAGGAGATGACAGGTCCGTTGAGTGGACATAATGAGAAATTTTGCCACTGAATGAAACATGGTGTTCATGCTTATGCACATGAAATTCATGACGACCTATTAAATCATAAGTGCTACCGTTATCTCTTGATATGTATAAATTTCCAATCGCTTTTTGTTGATAATTTTTAACTTTACAACTCCAAGAACAATCAAATGTGACATGTGTTTTCACATCAAAATAAGCTCTAATATCTTCTTCTACATACGCGTTTCCAGAATGTCCAGGACCCGGTGAAACGCCGTCTATTACGTATGTAGTTTTAATGGGTCTTTCCTCATTTTCTATACCGCGTAATTGTTTGTTTAAAAATTTAATTGATGCATCTTGATTTACGTTTCTTGATTTTAATTCTTCAATTGATGCGTTCAGCGTTCTAACTATTTGTTGTATATTTTTAAGATCGGACATTGTTTATATTATACATTTATATATTAATATATTATATGGTTGATCATGTATTTTTTTCATGCGTGTTTCGATTGAAGTCACAACGACGGCATCATCTGGATCCATTTCACCTTTATTAAATTTTTGAATTTCTTTATGTTCATCAAGTTTTTCCATATTTTCAAGCTCTAATGCCTCCTTATTTATAACGGTTCCAACAAATTCGCCATCATTGATGGAATCTATCACCGTTAATTTCTGTTTAATCAATGCGCATATTTCTTCTTCATATGTATCCGCAATATACACCAATTTTTGTATAGAATTTGTACCATTTGCACGATGTATTCGCCCAAACACTTGTTTTAATTGATCACCTGACCACGTTGGTGATATGATTGACATTCGCGGATGTGTTTTATGAATATCATGCAGTGACAAACCAACACCCCCAGCTTGAATCATAGCGATAATTAAACGAACGTCATTTGATTGAAAATCGTTTATATTAGATTGCCTATCTTCAAAACTTTGTCCTCCGATTATTGTTGATATTTCGCTATTATATTTTGTTTCTAATAATTCTTTCATGTGATAACAAATATAGTTTAATGATTCAGTATAATTGACAAAAACAACAATTGAATGACCACTTGATAAACCTTCTTCAATTAGATCAAACATTATCGGCATTTTTAGCATTTCCATTCTTTGACGACAATATATTAATTTCGCTAACTGTCCCGCCTGCATTTCTTTTACTGCATATGTTAACACCGCATCATTTATTTCGTTATATAATTTGTCAATTTCAATGTGGTTGTTTAAGTAATAACATTTTGCTTGTATTTGAGTTTCTGGAAACATTTTTGCTTCAATTAATTCTTTTACTTTCATGCGTGAACCATAGTTTGGAAATATTTTATCGTGAATTATTTTTAATTTTTTTTGGTCTTCGTCTAACTGCATCGGTAATTTGTCAAAATATATTTTTTTATATCTCATTTCACGATTTATCCACATATTGTATTGTTTTGTGTCAGAATAGAAACCAAAAAATATTCCGAAAGGCTTAAAACATTTAATTTTGTCGGTTATCGTTGCAGATAAAACCATTATTTTATTTTTACATTTACTCAACCCAAGTAATAATTTGCTTGTTTGAGAACTTGTATTTTTGCATCGATGTGCTTCATCAAAAATAACAATTACATCATCAGGCAAATAAAACACATAATCTATGTCATATTTTTCTTTTGGTTTTTTTATTTTTTTATCATCAATATCGTCATCGGAATTATTATCTCCCTCAATATCGTCAATTATTGCATTTATATCTTCATCATCTTTAACATTTTCATCATCTTCATCATCTTCATCATCTTCAACATCTTCATCATTATTTTTATTTTCAAAATAATTTATGCGTTTCTCTCTTGTTGTTTCAACTAATGTTTTTTTTGCAACTTTTTGTTTATCGGCAACTTTTTGTTTATCTGATTCTTGTTTATTTGCAACTTTTTGTTCGTCAACAACTTTTTGTTTTTCTGGTTTTTGTTTTTCTATTTTTTTAGCTTTTATTTTAATTTCTTTGTCCATATATGGACACACCGTTGCTTCAAAATTTTATGTGTAGTAGCGACAATTTTTTAACATTTCATAATTTGATAGACCCAAATATTCCAAGTTAAAAAAATTGAATACGTCAGCCCACACTGGAACGACTGCTTTTGGACAAATAACTAACGGTCTTAAACCAAGTTCTTTACATGCAGCTGCAGCAACATATGTTTTACCAGTGCCTGTATCAGATGCATCAAGGACACGTTTTCGTTCCATAAGACATTCAACTATTTGCATTTTATGCGGAACTTGATATGGCAATAATTTATCGTCAACGTTGTTCATTTTTATTGATACCTGTATGGCAACACTAAAAATTAACTGCGATTATAACACTAATTACGTTATATTCATATATTCAATCATGAAATCAATTTTTTGTGCGGATTTAAATATAATATTTTATGTTGTCATATTCAAATGGAAAATGAAAATAATGACGAATCGTCCAACATATCTGAAACATCTATTATAGATCAACATGACGCAATTATTTTAACCAAAACAATTAATGCCAAAGTTGAAATACCAAACGATGCTAAAGTTGAAATTACAAACAATGCCAAAGTTGAAACAAATAATGATGCTAAAGTTGAAACAAATAATGATGCTAAGGCTGAAATTGCAAATGATACTAAGGCTGAAATTGCAAATGATACTAAGGCTGAAACAAATAGTTACACTAAAATTGAAACAAATAATGACACTAAAGTTGAAACAAATGACGATACCAAAGCTGAAACAAATGACGATACCAAAGCTAAAACAAATGACGATACCAAAGCTAAAACAAAAAACAAAATTAAATCTAAAAAAATTAATGATATGTCAACAATCGAATTATCACAACTTGATGATGAATGTATAACTCAATATTTTATTGATCAATATGACAAATTAAAAAAAAATATTGATAAAATTTATAATAAAAAAAACTCAGTAAAAAATAAAAAAGAATGTGACATAGATAATATTGACCACATGATTACGTTATATCCTATAAATAATATGTCATTATCATTAACTTTCACAAAATGCATATTTATATTTATTTCATTCCTCATGTTTATTTTATATTTATTCATTTCAATGTTTGCGAAGCCCCGATCAAAAAGTGAGCTCAATAAAATTTTGATGTTTATAATGTTTTTAATGTTAATCACAACAACCACAACCGATATATGTCATAATAATGCCATAACATAAACTGACAACCATAAAAATTGAAATATTTAATATGTTAATAATTTTATTTTATAAAATAAAAATAAAAATAAAAATAATCAATATGTTTAGCATATCGAAAAGCCAACGAGACTTTCATGAATTTTCCGTGAATTTATACCCAACCAAAAAGCATGCATGTACATCACCAACATCAGAACATATAATAGTTCCCCATTATACAACCAATGTATTACATCCGCTATATCCATTGCAAATGCTCGCATCGACATTACCACTGCTTACATTTGAACAACTTAACGAACTTAACGAACTTCACAATATGCTTAAAAATCATCATGAATCTGATCATGTTCCTGGCTATGATGCGCGATATAATGACATTAATGATGAATTTATTGATGATTTTATTGATGGACTGTCTCATGACGATATTGATACATTTTGACAATACGTAATGTTTTAGATGTAAATTAATTTATTATCATACAATTATTCAATTCTATAAAAAATTGAAATGCATATTATATTGAAAGTCTGAATTGTGACAATATATCCATCAATCACGACTTATCATACTATTATATAATAATGTCGTCAAAACGCAAACAAACATTCTATACGCAGGAATACCGAGAAAAACGATGGTTGCCCCAATTTCAGCCGAATGAACTTAAACAAATCGTGGAAACTGACGGTCGCGTAGAAACGTTTCCATTTGACAAAGATTTTGGTGGTTTAAGCGGTTCAAGCAGTTCAAGCTATTCAAGCGATTCAAGCGATTCAAGCAGTTCAAGCAGTTTGTTGTGTCAAATAATTTCTTCAAAAGAAGCATCTGAACTTGACAGTTTTCCTTTTATGACTGTTATTGATGACAATTATGTTCCCAATGACATTACGCTTAATGGTTTTTCTATTATGAACATTACGCGCACCAAAATAGAAGAAATATTTAAAAAGCTTATTGAATTAATGCGCAAGGGTGTCATCATGAAATTTATATCAGATAAAAGATCAGTATTTTGCAACGCACATAGTAATTTGCTAGACACAAAATTTCGTTATGTTTTGATTGTCAATTTTAGTTTTTTTCCTGAGTTATTCATGGTTAGACATACTAATAACAAAACGCAATATCTTCGCGACAATGGAGTAAATATGAATAATTGGGATAGTATTGCTGGTTTTGCTCAGAAAGAAATTCTTTCAAGACCAATCAAATATTATACACTTTAATTGTTAGCAATATTTTTTTTATTTTTTAACGTTTTATCACTTTACAAAATAATTATATTCATTTTATAAAAAATTTAAATAGCAACATATTGAATGTGTTATCATAACATTAATAACACATACAATATAAAAGATGGCAGAAAAAACATACTCATGTGATTATGATTTGGTCACAACGACAAATTCGTTAAAAGATTTGATTGATTGGTTAAAATTAGGTCACAATGTATACTTGACATCTTCTTATGGACAGCGTATCTTTATGGGAAAAAATGATGCACAAAACGAATATAAAAAAGTAACCGTATATATAACATGTGTAAAAATGCCTGACCTATTATGTGATGGCGAATGGAATTATTACATTGAAGAAGCAGGATTTGTCGAATATAAAATAACACCAAAAAATAAAAACGAAATCGAAAAAATTATGAATGAACGTGATGTAATTAGTTTTAATGTTTAAAAATTAAAATCAGTGTTGGCGTCAAATGCCCATTTAAATTTCGTTTGCAACGTCTTAGAAAATACTTTTTCTATCGGCAAATTAAATTTTTTCATAAACGACACGGTTATTCTTGGATCAATATAATTTATTTTTGATGTTCCGAGAGATATATTTTTTAAAGATTTTTTCAATTCTTTTTTTGATTTATATTTTTGTATTTTTTCTTTTATTAATGTTCTATCCGTATCATTTGATGTTGCTTTTAATTTATCTTTTAATTTTTTTATCATTTCATCAATTTTTTCGCTACTTTTATCATTTTTTGTTATATTTTTTTGATGATTCATAAGTTGCGCAACTTTAATGTTAGCTTTTGTATATTCATCTAAAATTAAAGTTGGTGAAAATTCTGACTCGTTTTCAGAAAAATATTTATTTGATATTTTATTTAGTTCTTTCTGAAATACGTTTGATGCATGATATGTTCTAAATAATTTTGCAGTTAGATCTTTCATAAAATTTTGTAAATATTTATTAACGTCTGATGAATTTATTTTGTCAAACAATTCATCGGACTGGTTTTTATTATTTTTAAATTCCTTGACATTAATATAAACCTGTTCATCAACGGACGTTTTATTGTGATACCTCACCGAATCTTTTCCTAAGAAATCAAGTTCTATTGTGTTATTTGGTAATAACGTAATATGCTCATTGCGTAAACTAGTGACACCAACCGTATCTGCTGTATCTTCTTTTTTTTCATTGCCTATTCTGAGAGCTAACTTATCAACAAAATAAAAACATGTCGCTATTTGTTTCGTAATAACGTCGTTACTTTTCATATTTTCGTCATTGGTTTCTCTTATTTTTTTTATTTTTTTTTTAAGTTTTCTTGCCATTTCAAATTTTGATGAATCACTTTGAGATTTAAAATTTGACTCATGTGATAACCACACATATTTTATTTTGCCAGTGACGGTGTCATGAAATGACGCTAACCATTCTACTTGTCTGTTATGAATAATTTTACCCCATTTGTGATGTCTATAAAATTCTGGAAGAGCAGGGGATGTTTCATTTTTTCCTATGTTTATAGTGACATCTTCAGGCATTATTCTTTTTTTTATTTTACCCAAGTTAGGATTTTTGCCGCGTCCTAAAAATATGCCGACAGGTTCCATTACATAATTTGCTATGGGTTGTTGAACTTCGTCAACCAATGCAATCGAATGAATATTTTCAGAAACTTCATTATTTTTGTTTAATTTTGCAGAATTTTTTTTATTTTCTTTTTCTTTAATTTTTATATTTTTTTCTTTTTCTAGTTCATTTATTATTTCAGTAAAATCACAATCAGATAAATTTGTGATTTTTTTTTCTTGTTCTGTCTTTAATAATTTTTTCCAATCATTCCAAAAATTTTTATTAAATGCGCTTAGTTTAATATATTCTGAGTCAATATATTTTGCGTATAAAAATGCCGCTTCTTCTGCATCGTCATTTAGATGTATTTTTTTGCCAGAGAATATTATTGGAATATTACGGCGTTCATATGGTGGCTGAAATACGACGCCGTTGTGTTTTAACGTTTTCCATTTATTTACATTTTGTTTTTCTCCTCCATATATGACATTATCTTTTACAACATTGTAAAATTGTAGTCCTAAAAAATATTTTAATAATATATTATGCGTATTCGTCGCATCTGAATCATGATATTGTTCAGTTGTTTGTGAATTTTCATCTTCGGACATTTCTGACATGTTCATTATGTTTATACTAACGCGAATCAAAATTATATTTACTTTATTTTCATTTATTCCGCAACAGAAATAATAAATATAAACATTTAAGCATTAGTAAAAAATAATAATATTCGCAAAATATGACACCCAATGTAAATCCACGATTACGACCTATATTTTATGGCTACACGAAAACATATAAAATATCCTACTCACAACCATATATAATAATGAATTTGTCAGCAAATTTATAATTACTCAACTGACAACTGCAAAACAGTTATGCAAATTAATTAATCTAATTATGGTAAATTATGATAATTTGTCGTAAAAAGAAATAAATTCAATCATGATAATATCGTTAAGTATTAAAAATAATAAAACACACAAAGTGTTGACTAATATATATGATGTTTCATATTCGACATTTAAAATATTAGATTTTTCTTTTGTTACATATATGTCATTATTTATGCCACATATATCAATTGAAAATTATATGTCTGTCGAAATATGCGCGAATACAAAATTAATAAATAATATTAAATTATATGTGGACTATACATGCGTTATTGACCAAAAAGAAATATTTACAAATTCCGTAAAAAATAATAGCGAGTTAGTAGACACGTATAATTCATTTGCATATAAATTATCAGCAGGTTGTAATATTATTTCAATTCCTTTTACTTGAGTTATAACGTCAATTGTAATAATATATGAAAATTATTAAACGGCTAGAATCAAAATCACTCATAATTGATAAAAATACACACACTAATATTAATTTAAGTCAATTGATAGACACTATTGGTACATAACAATTAACGTCAATATTTATTAAAACATATATACCTAATTTTTCGTGTAATTTGCACCATGATGATATGAAGCATATTGATGGATCGTCATACAATATTAATAAAATAAAAAGTCATATGATGATAACAAAAATATTTCTGCACATGAAAAATAAAATGCATAATTTATATGCATGGGACCCACAATGTAATATTGAAACATTATTTGAACATCAATTATCTGCAAATCAAACCATGTCTCGATTAAATATAAATATAAACATAAATAATGATATAGGAGACGGTTAAAAAATACACATTTGATATAATGTTTGTTATTGTTGATATTATGGTTTACGATATGTGTGATAATATATCGACATCTAATTATTTAGATTGCTTTGACGTTGATGAGCCAGCCGCAAAAAAACTCCAACATAAAAATCAAAACTGTATCTGATCGAAAGCAAAAATAAATTCCAATATTGTGACCTAAAAGTAAAACCAACAACTAAGTCAACATTTTTAGATATCGAACCACAAATGCGAATGGAAAAAGATGTGTCGTCAAATGTTAACAACTCAAATAATAAAAATAGAAATATATTTATCACAATTTAAAAAAATTATTTTATTACTTTATCATATTACGAATATTAAATGAAAACGTATAAATTACAATATGTGCATGATGGAGGAGAAGGAGAAGGAGAAGGAGAAGGAGAAGGAGAAGCTAATGAATGGGCTAAACAATTTATGCTTAACGTTAAGAACATAACCAATATAATGAAAAATAATAATGTTAGTAATTGGTCTTTCGGGTATACAACGTCCATAACAATTCAGATGTGTAAAATAATTTTGTCCGGAGACAAATACAAAAAAACAACAAAAACAATCGCAGTAGAAGCTATATCTCAAAGAGACGAAACTAATAATTTTAATTTAGTCGTGTCGGGTGAATCAATAGAACATTTTAAGGATGATTTAATTGTTAAATTACAGCAAATCATGCATTCTGGTGGACAATTTAGCGTGACGTTTGTTGATGAAATTAAAAGTTCTATGATTAAATATCAAAATGTTGATATACCTATGCAAGAAACATATAAAAATAAACATAGTGACGTTAATAACGTAATTAATGAACAAAAAAAACAGCTGGAAATTATAAATAAAATATTTACAGGACTAAATCCTAAATCAACCAATGAATATGATCCATTAGTACATGGATCTAACGATAACGGTGCTGGTTTTAATGAATAATATTAAAATAAATAATTATTTAATTCAAATAATTGTTTAACTTAAATTATTAATAAACATAATATAAAATTGGCTTAAATTATCTCG